ATTTAATCCTGATATTATTCATCTCAAGGAGGGCTGATGCATAAATACTTACAGTCCACGGAAATTATTGATTCGGATAACCCTGTAGTAATACAGAAAGCGAAAAAACTATCAAATCATTTAGAAACTGATATTGAAAAAGCTGTAGCCCTTTTCTACTTTGTCCGGGATCATATCAAATATAATCCATATCTAAAGCGTTTACTGCCAGAGCACTACAGAGCAAGTAACACTCTCAACCGTAAAGAAGGTTTTTGCACTCAAAAGGCTATTCTTCTTGTCGCACTGTCAAGAGCACTACAAATACCTGCGAGAATAAGATTCGCTGTCATAAGAGTTCATCTGCTCCCTGATAAACTTGCCAGTCTCATTAAGGGGAACGAACTGCCTGATCATGGTTTTGCAGAACTGTATCTTGATGGAAAATGGATCAAAGCAAACCCCTCCTTCGACATTGAAACCTGCAAGGATCTCATAATCCCTGTTCAGTTTGACGGGAAAAAAGATGCTCTCTTTAATTCTCATACAAGAGATGGCCGTCTGCACATAGAGTATGTTCTATTTAGAGACAGTTACGCTGATGTACCGATAGACAAAATCATCGAATGGGCAACTCCAATTCTAACGCCTGAAGCAAAAACAATGATTTTAGGCACTCCCTGAATAGATTACAAATCTGGCATAATTTGATATTTTAATTATTTTTCTTTAAACAAATTATATTTAAAGAGGGGTTTGCAGGAGTATAAGAAGATTACACTCAAAGTGAGAGGGTTTTTATTTTGGGAAAATTTGAGGGATTTTCAGGGATAAAGCGGGATTTTACGGGATGTTATGTAATTATGAGAGATGTTAGACATGCAATTATTAAAGAAAGGGTTCTTTTATATTTTGAGCGAAAATTTTTGATAAATTGCATTTGGATGATAGAAATTTAATCCTTCTTTATAAGGCGCTTTTTATTTTGTTTAATGATCGTCTCTTTCTTTGTGGTGTCAAGTTTTTTAAAACCTCTATGAGTCTGTTTAAGCTCCTTATGAACGGTTTTTATGTCCTCGGCAGGGGGGAGATTCTCAGGAGCGATTCCACTTATATCAATCATGGTATTGCGTACCTTTTTCCCTACATGAAAAGCAACTGCTTCAAGAGGCTTCTGCCCCTGGATATTATCTGCTTTTATTTTACTTTCTGTTTGTGTAACCCTGAAAAGGTTGGCTGCAAGCTCTGTTTTTCCCATAAAATCAAAGGGAGTGCGACCTTTTGGCACTCCCTTTTTCTTTAAAAGGGTTTTTAAATTCATATTGTACATACCACGGTAGCCTTCGTTAAGAAATAACCCGTAGCTCTCTACCCCCGCCGTTTTAGCTGTTGCACTCAACGTTTTGCTTATTTCCCCCACATCATCCCGGATTGCAACACGCTCCACATTATCTGCCGCCTGTAAAACCCGCTGGAAAGATTCTGCAAGAGCAGCAAAATAAGCCTGTGCTTTTGCCACCTGCGGTTTTTTGACATTACCATTCATGGCAATTATATAACAGGCAAACCGGGTAAGCTTATAATCAACAACATCTTTATTGCCAGTGGTTTTAATAAATTGAGTAATATTCTCGTATATGGGGATATTTAACGAATTAAGGGCAGTCATAGCCCTGTTAAGAGGCCCTGTTTCAAATGATTTAAAATTGTCATACCCAAGAAATTCAGCAAGATCAGAAGCATACCAGTAAAGAACATCATTCTCATGACTGAAATTCTCAAAGCTCCTTTGGCCATCAAAATGAAAAACGTCTTTAGATATTATATCGCTCATATATCACACCATTAATAGATTTAATAGGATGTTTATAACATAATTTTTCAATATCTTGTGTAAAACTTAAATAATTGCATAATAATTATAGAGCCTAATAAAACAGAGTTGCATTTCAATGTTAGAAAGTTATTTATTTAATCTTAATTCTGTTATTTCTGCCTGTTTCTGGGCTGCATCTACGGGGATGATGGTAAACGCTCCTCGGCAGATTCTCCACATATTTTAAGGCCAAGGGAATGTTTTATAAACCTTCAATACAGCAGGGCAACTATCAGGACTCTTGCCTTCTTTTTGTTCTTTTGCATGATGGTCAATGCCAGTAATAAAAATAGGTAAATATGTTTTTTTGATCCCCCGATGCTTTTGTAAATCGTTTATCCATCCATTTCCCTACTTTTTCCATCGGCACTTTAATATCAGCACCACAGGCAACAGACCTGCCTAAAATAACTGAATATGTTGTTAATTTATCAATATCCGCTCGTGTCGCTGAAAGTAATTTTACTGGCAACATTGTGAAAACAACAAGAATAACAAAGACAATCGGCATGTTTATACGGTTGATAAGCGCCATGATTTCCCCCTGAGATTGGTATTTACTTACATACTATATTAAGTGGAATCCACTTGTTATCGCCGACTTTTTGTAGTTTTATGGTAAATTGATTACGCAGCATCGCCCCGAAGCTGTTTTGAGCATCAACATAACCCTCAACTACCCAGACATCTTTTATAGGTTTTCCGTTTTTATCTGTTACGAGTGAAACAATAAAATCAGCGGTACTCTGAAATTTTGCCGTAGACGGTGCTTTAAGGAAGTTCTGAACATAGATTTTTGCCCATGATCTCGCTTCTATATTGTCATGTGCCTGCTGTTTTGCTGCTATTTGTTCGGGGGATAGTGCAGAGACGGATTTATATTCTGATCCTGCATTATTATATGCAATCTTTCCGATAATCCATAAGATTAAAAGGATTAAGAGTCCATATTTAATTATAGGAGACACTTGTAATTTCTTTCTACAAAAAGGGCATATTTTTGCATCCTTAGGAATCATCATTGCACAATAATTACATTTCTTTTGACCTTCCATATTTTATCTCCCCCAAGATTTAATTTATATCACTGCAAAGCCGCGGGAGCAGAGACGAGTAAGATGATCTTCTCGTCCAAGGAATTGAAGCTTCTATGGGGTAATTAATTAGTTCCATTTTTCCCCACTACATTAATTTAAAAAATAATATGAAGTGTCATTTCTCAAGTGTTCTGGCGTACCAAAGAACCTTGCCGTTTATAATAATTTGTGAAAGATCAACCACAAATGATTCATAATTTGGATTGTCCCCTCTAACCTTTAATTGATTTGCTGGTATGAGTTTTTCTATACGTTTAATAAGTATTTCATCGCCTAAAACTATAGCATAAATTCCGCCATTAACTGTAACAGTATTAACGTTATGATTTATAAGTACTACGTCACCATCAAGAAGCGTTGGGGACATGCTATCACCCAAAACACGAATTAACGACATTTTCCGATAATCACCCTTGCGGGATATCCAATCTTTATGAAATGCGCAATGCATTTNNCAGCGCTTATACGTCCTTGCATCAGAGGTATATATATGTATGCTTCATCAACGGGTTTGGCTGTGTCGTATTCCTGAATAGAATGATTAGGGCGTGTATTATGAAGCTCCCCTTCAAATGAACTCTGGACAGGACTTGTTTTAATATACATCTCCCCTTCACCGGTGAGAATCCAGTTAGCATTAAAACCGAGTTTAGAAAGGGCTTGAAGGACTTCGGAGCCGGGCAAATTGTCGCCTTTTTCATATTTTTGCCAAGCCCTTTTATGCACACCAATAAGATCAGCAATTTCTTGGTGTGTTTTGTTTAAATCTTGCCGGATTTGTTTTAAACGTTCTCTCATAAATGCACTATATTACTTTCAAACTCATAGTCTGAGTTTGAAAGTGAGTTTGAAAGTAATTTGCTAAGTTTGAAATATTTAAATTAATTAATAAAAACGGTGAGTTAATTAAATATGGCAAATAATACACAATTATTGAGTTAGAAAGTATTATTTTTCTTGACAAGTGGTACAATAGTTCGCTAATATCTCTCATATGATACCTAACAAGTTAAGCCCACCGGCAAAAATAAAAGCACTTTTATATGACAAGGGAACCTCTGCGGCGGAGATCGGAAGAAAACTCATGGTTAGCAGGGTCGCAGTCCATCTGGTGATTAACGGTAAAGGAAACTCCGCCCGGATCAGAGAGACAGTTTCCCGGATTCTGGACCTTGAGCCTGATTTTTGGATAGGAATGGACAGATGGCTTAAGGCCAACAAAATAAAAAAGGCAGCATAGGAGGAAATAATGGCTCGCATTGTAAAAGAACCAACTTTGGAGCATTGGGAAGAGGCAATTATTGACAGAGACAATTGTGTCAAAGTTCCGGGGATAACGTTACAAATACGCCGAAAAGAGTCTATGTCAGGACAGCACGTCATTGTAGTTATGGGGGGGAAAAGAGCAGTAAAAAAAATATACCATGATTTACACACGGGGAGCCTCGGCGAATATAGTTCTCGGCTTCCATTCAAAATACTGGATAGGCTTGGCGCTGGTAACATTGAGACCGTAGCGAGGTAGACGTTGAGACTCTTTATTGAGAGAGATCAGGGACTCAAAAAAACTACGGGAAGTAGAAAAGTCAGGATGAACATTACCGCATTTTGCGCAGGAAAACCGTTCAATATTTTTGAGCCACTGCCGCAAATGGCCGGATTTAATTACAGTAAAGAAAGAACAACACGTTGGATAAAAACCAACCTCGGTCACCTTGAAATAATGGGTTCTCTCCGAAAAACCGAAACGTTTGATAGGAAAATGTTCTCGCGCCATCTGGTCGGATGCATTTCTAAGGGCCATAGCCGCCTCAGCAAGTCGGGAAGTCAATCCATCCTGTCTTATACGTCCGCATTGTGGGCAGATTATAGCAATGGCTCTGCGCCTCCTTTTAGGTCTCAGAGTATTATAAAGATTGTATCTCCCATTGTCTGGGTTATAGCTCAGGGAAAATATCTCATCACACTCATTGCAACGTATATCAAAAGAATCAAACATATTAACTATCTTAACATATCAGGAGAAAACGTCAATGTCAAAAAAACAGCAAGTAATTGACGAACGGCAGGGAAATCTTTTTATGTACCTCAAACCAGAGGAACCTCCAACTCCGGGGAGCTTGAACGTAAGCCTTAAAATCCGCCATGCAGTATCCAACGCGATCAAAAAATCAGGCAAAGACCGGATAGATATATGCGCCCAGATATACAAACTCACCGGCATCGAGGTAACAAAATCAACACTTGATAAATGGAGCGCAGAATCCGGAGATATTACATCGGACCATATAGATAACAACGGTAATAAACGCTGGGGTATTCCCGGCGAGATCATACCGGCATTCTGCATCTCAACAAATGATTATGAGGTCCTCTATATCGTAACTGAAGCAGGCAACCATAAGGCATTAAAAGGCAAGGATGTTGTAAGGGCGAGAATGGGACTACTCAAGGAAGAAATTGCAAAGAAGCAGCAGGAATATAAAGAATTAGAAAAAGCAATGGTGGAGGGAAAATGAAGACAGAAATAAGACAAATTGATGGCCATGAAATGGCAAAGATTATTAAAACCATAAGCAAGACAGAACAGAAGCTGAGAGAATTCTCCCTGAAAAAATGGGGAGATAAACCAACAAAATCAAAAAAAGAAGTTGATATAAATCAGTTCTTTAAGCCCTTAGCCTCGATCCTCGAAAAATATACTGATTTAGAGTCTGACCAACGGCGAAACATTTTATGAAGAAATTCGTTAAATTCATAAAATTTTTCTACATACCATTCACTTTTAGTTGCGCCAATTTTCCAGAAAAAGGAAGATCCACAACCTCGGCATGTTGCAGGCTCTGTATGGACGCTATAAAGTCTATCTGCAGTAAGGCTTATGAATTTTTTACATACAGGGCATCTGGTTTTTATCTTAACCTCAAGAGACCATGTAAACGATGCGGGTTGGCTCACCTTTTCAGCCATAATAAGACCTCCTTATTTAAGAGAATAATCAACTATATCATGTTAAACCGGCAACGGAAATATGAAAAAGAGCATATTCTGCAACTCTTTGATTCTTACGGTTTTAGAGATTGTTTAGGTCATGATCTCATGATGTGCCAGGATTTTCACGATCTTTTAGATAACTATATCACACTAAAACGGAGAATTGAACCATGAAAGAATGGTATGCGGCGAAGGAACTGGCAGGTTTACCGGGGATACCGGGAACGGTACAAGGCATAAACCAAAAAGCTCAAAAGGATCAATGGAAATTCCGTGAGGTGGATGCTCAGGGAGGCCCTGGCGGCAAACGTCGTGAATACCATATATCATCCCTGCCCGAACAAACCCGTATCGCTATCCTTGAGGAGGCAGCCGGTATTACTGCCATCGATGAAACAGCCATGCAGGAATATCTCTCCTCGCGCAAGATCAGCCTATCCCCTGCCGAGCTTGCCGACCCTGTATGGCAGGCAAAGATAGCCTGCACAAAAGCTTTCGAAAACCTTCCCGCATACAAAGGCCGTGAAAAACTCCTTGAAACACTTGCCGCCAAGTATGGCAAGTCAAAGGTACAGATCAGGCGTTGGATAGAAGATGTGGAAGGCTTAAAAACCCGCTCAGTACAACGAATCAAGCTCGGCGAGGAGCGGGTAGAGCTGCCCGCGTCATCATCCTTTAGCCCGGAAGCTCTGGCCTGCGGNNATGCGAATGATATGAAAGCAGGGATAAAGGCGGCTTATAGAAAAATGGAGGCGGCAGGAAGAGACTGGCAATTTGGCGATTATGTGAGCTTTACAAGGATTGTAAAGAAAATCCCGCCCTCAGTATGGATGAGGATCAGCAAAGGCGCGACAGGGTTTGAACTTCACGGATTGCCGAAGATCATCCGCAAATGGACGGCAGTGCCGGTACAGAGCGTAATCTGCGGCGATCAGAAGATTTTTGACTATGTCACTTATGACCCTGAAACAGACAGCATCATAAAACCGGAAGGTTATTTCTGGATGGATTGTTCATCGAGAATGATTAACGGAGCGTGGATAGAATTATCACACTACAACCAATATACCGTCGGCAATTCATTACGTGAGGCCCTGCGCTGGGGCAATCCCGATGAAATCTTTACTGACTGGGGCAAACCGGAAGGGGCGAAACACATAACCCATATAAGAGCAGGACTGTCCGGCTACAGCAGCGCCGATGATTTCCTTGCCATGCAGGAAAAATTCGGGGACATTCCCCTTGATGAAGTAGCGCACAGGAAGGCCCAGGCAGGCAAACCATGGGCAAAGCCTATAGAGAATATAATGAACATCTTTGATATCCGCCTTCGGGCAAAGAACCTTCCCGGCTACCGCAAGCGCGACGCATCAGACCCCTGGAGAAACAAGGAACAGCAGGAGCTTCTAAAAAAACAGGCCAAACATGGCGGATTGTTGCATATTCAGGATTTTATAACAATAGTATTTGACACTATAGACGAGCATAACAAGGCGGAAAAGAAGCTTGCCGAAGGCGGCACGATAGTGCCTCAGGACTTCTTTTTTGACGGCCTCATCCATCAGCCCGGCCGGCTTGTACTGGCCGATCACACCCTTGATTATATATGCCTCCCGACATTTGAGCGTAAACCGCGCCAGGCAGCAGTGACGGTGACGGTCCGCTCGAATGACCATAGAGCATATTATTCACCGGTTTTATCAGGGCGTAAAGAAGCCGTCCGCATCTGCGTTGATCCCTACGACAGGGACACTCCGGCAGCTCTCATTGATGAAAAAGGTAATGTACTCGATCTGGCAGAACCATGGGGAGCACATGATCCAGCCGATCAGCCGGGTCTTGCGATCAAAAGAAAACATCAGGCTCAACTTATGAAATGGGTAGGCGAGCAGGCACGGCGGGGCAGGGAAGGATTTGAGCTCTATAAATCAGAAATCAAAGAGCGAGAAATAGTAAAAATCACATCGGCAACGGTAACGGCGCAGGAAATAGAGAAAGAAGTCAAGGAATATAAGCTCCGTAAAGAGAATGTGAAGCTTGTGGAGAAAGAACACGACCGGCTTGGCCAGAACGCCATGTCCGATCTTCTTGCCGATTTTGCCGGCATGGACGGTGATTTTATCATCCCCTCTGAGAGCAAGGAAAGATACATACTCTGGCTCAATCTTGACAAGGCAATTGAAATGGGCAGGCTGCTCAGTGAGCCGGAAGAAGAGTTCTACCGCACATATTGCAAGGATACCGAGTACAAGGTTCACCGGGAAATGCACGCTGACTACCCCGATCTATATATCGACGAAATCAAGCCTGCTGCATTGAAGGCCGTGAAATAAAAGGAGGTTCTATGAAAACAGAGCAACACAGCACTATAGCGCCGCTCCGTAATGTGGCGTTATGTATGAAGGCAATGGAAATAGTTATGACCGCCGATGAGCGTATGCCGAGGATGGTCTGCTTTTACGGTAAAACCGGAACCGGCAAGAGCGTGTCCGCAGGTTACACGGCAAACAAATACGATGCTTTTTATGTTGAATGCCGGTCTGTCTGGACAAGAAAATCGTTGCTTACAGGCATTGCGCACGCAATAGGACTGATGCCCGCAAAAACAATGTCCGATATGGTTGACCAGATCAGCGGAGCCCTGGTTGCATCAAACAAACCGCTTATCATTGACGAAATGGATTACATAGTAGACCGCAAGGCCGTAGAGATCGTACGGGACATATACGAAAGCTCCGGAGCTCCCATACTTCTTATTGGCGAAGAAAATCTTCCTTCAAAGCTCGCTCAATGGAAACAATTCAACGGGCGAATCATGGATTTCATTGAAACAAAGAAGGGCACTCCCGACGATGCACGGGTGCTCCTGAAATTCTACTGCCGCAGAGGTGTTTCTATCGCCGACGATCTGCTTGCCGATATGACAGCCGCAGCCGATGGCCTTATCAGGCTTATGTGCGTCAACCTTGTGAGGATTGAGGAAGAGACACTCACTATGGGTAAAACAGACGTAGACCTTGCTACCTGGAAGAAATGGGGCAAGGGCTATCTCACAGGTAGTGTACGTCTTGTAAGGAGTAAATAATGAGAAAAGCGGAGGATAAGAAACGGTCAGGTGAAACAAGGGAAACCTTATGGGCTGCCATAAAAATGCTTAAAACATTCTCAATCACCGCATTATCAACAGCATCCGATCTGGATAACAGCACTATAAATCTATACATCAACAGCCTGACAAAAGCAGGCTATCTGGAGAAAACATTAGTTGCTCCGGAAGTCTTAAAGCCCGGAGAATTCAAGCAGGTGTACGCCTATACGCTGATAAAAGATGCCCTGGAGGCCCCTCGTCTCAGAAAAGACGGTTCAGAGGTTACCCAGGGACGCGGCAGGCGGAACATGTGGCGGTCAATGAAAATACTTAAACGTTTCTCGCTTGCCGATCTGATTGCATGTTCGTGTACCGAAGAACACCCCATAGCTGTGGAAGAGGCAAAGACCTATATACAATACCTTGTGCGTGCCGGATACCTTCGGAAAATGACGAAAGGGAATGCTGATACGGCAAGTTACATGATGATCAGATGGACAGGCCCGAAAGCTCCGATGATACAGCGGATCAAGCAGGTATGGGATCAGAATCTTAAAGTTGTTGTATGGCCTCCAGCCGGAGGCAAAGAAGCTAAGGCAAAGGATAAGGGTAATGAGTAAGGAATTGCTTCAACAGATGGTTGAAAAACTGGGGCTGCAAGAGGTGGCTCAGACGATCGGCTACAACAAGACGGCTGTATGCCATGTATTGAAAGGCAACTACAGGGGAAAACCGGACAGAATACTCAAAGCTGTGGAAGAGAAGTTTTCGCAACAGCCCGTTGAATGCCCGGTACTCGGACAGATACCGTTAAGCAAATGTGTGGAGGAACGCAATCGGCCTTTTGCAGCGGTAAATCCGATCAGGGTGAGGCTGGCAAGAACCTGTCCGAAATGTAAGATGGGGGCGACAAATGACAAATAAAGAGCGGGTATTAAAAACCGTAGCAGACCGGGCTGGTTTAGAACCAGCCCCTACAGGCCAAAAAATACAGACCCCCTGGAACGGGAAGGAGCTGAAGCAGTTCTGGGCGATGGCAAGGGCTGCGGGGATGAGCAAGGACGCGGTGCATTGTCTCATAGGGCAGATGTTTCCCCATACCGTAGAGACGCAAAATGTTGTGTCTCTACATAATCTCACAAGGGGTGAGTTTATACGGCTCATGAATGATATTGCATTGAAACAATCCGGGATTGTGGATGATCTTGACAGGCATTTTATAGGAAAGCCGGTATATCCCTCATGGCTTCGCATCAGATGGCTGCAGAGACAGATCGGATGGAGTAATGGACAGTTGGTGAACTATATCAAGCAGCATGGGAAAAATACCGTAAAGAAAATAGATCACATAAGCTGGCTGACAGTTAATAAGGCTCACGGAATTATAACAGGCATGGAGAAAATAAGGCATAGCAACCATTACAGGTTTCCAAAGGAGGGTTGATGGAAAAGATCGTGAGGGGAGGTAAACAAGCGGACAGGGCTCATGTAGGGGCGGGTTCCAAACCCGCCGGTATAGGGCAATTTGCAAACGGGGACATTTTGTGCAAGGTCTGGGGGGACAGGATAGACAGATCTGTTTGTATAGTTCGGGGAATAAGATTTCCGCAAAAGTGTGCCGGCGCCGCATGTCCGCTGAATTTATAAGGGGGGTGAATGTGGACAGAACAGAAAAAATCATCTGGATCAGCATACTGGCCTTATCAATCCTGATGGTTATCGGCCAGTTGGATGTCAGGAAGGAATACAACGAAAGAAAGGTACATAACGAGTTGAGAATGAAAGAATGGCTCGCTCAGCAGCAGCCCCGGTGGGTGGCAGCAGCCATGGAGGACAAATGAAGGCGGTTGTCGAGGTGTATGAGGACAGGAAAGGCATCATCAGGATTATACAGGACAACGGGGCCCTGATAGACCAGTACGATGTATCGGAAATAGCAGTTGAGTTGCCGAAGGGATATATAGAAACAGTAAACCCGGAAGGATCGATAAAAGTAAATAGCAGAAAAAACAGATGATTGGATGATTAGAGGTTTAGAGGGTTAGCCAACCTTCTTAATCTTCTAACCTTCTAATCTTCTGAATTAAGAGGAGGGATAAGGGCATGGCTACTTTAGGAGAAATAGAAAAACTTACGAAGGAGTTTGCGGATGCATGGGACAAAATAGGCGATACACTCCGTGATCTGGATGACAAAGTGGAGGCGCTTAACAGACAGTATTTGCCAGGATTAAAAACGCAGGAACGTATTTTAGAAGAAAAAAGGGATAGGTTAAAAACAGCCCTGGAAGCCAGCCCTGAACTATTCCAGAAACCAAGGTCTATTGTGATGCACGGTGTCAAGGTAGGGCTTCAAAAAGGCAAGGGCGAATTAGAATGGCCAAAGAAAAATGAGGGAAAGGTTGTGGAGCTGATACGTAAACACTTTCCGGATCGGGCAGATATTTATATTACTATGACGCCTGAACCAAACAAGGCAGCGTTAAGAACATTATCCGTAGCAGAATTGATGAAGGTAGGCATTACAGTGGGTGGCGCCGGCGATGAACCTGTCATCAAACCCGTAGAATCACAGATTGAAAAGTGGATGAAACACTATTTAAACCACAGCAAAAATAAAAAGGATGAGGTCAAAGAGAAGGAGGCGGCATGAGCAATATTGAAGAAACGATTGAGAAACGTTATGAGCACAAATTTGCAGAACTGAAAGAAATACAGGAATATCAGGTATTTAAAGCCGCCGCCGATGCAAAGATTAAGGGCGCTGCCATGAGGGAAAACTTTGAGAGATTGTTAAGAGTAATGTTTCTCCGGGACACAAAGGAACAGCTCAAACAAAACGGACAATGGTCAAAATATTGCGAGGAAACCGGCATAGATATAAAAAACGCCGATTATGAAATTGATAAGCTTGGAGAGTTCAAAGATGAATTACTCCTAAAATTTGGAGAACATTGCGGATATCAGATCAATAAAATCAAATACTTAACTTCAGGCAACTCCGAAAAATTAGGAGTCACAGTAGAAAATGGGGAGATTTTCGTTAAGGGAGAACGGGTGCCGTTGACTCCTGATGACGTGCAATCTGTTGTTGAAGCATTGCAGAACGACCTGGCAAAGCAGGAAGAAAAAGCCGAAAAAGAGAAGGCTGATATTGAAAAAGAACATGCTGAAACAAAGAAGGCATTGAAGCGCGTTGAGAAAGAGTTGAAATCCATCAAAAAAGATGCGGCGGCAAAGGGCATAAGCCCGGAGGAAGCAGCATTTTTGAAAGAGATGGAAGCAATCAAGACAAGCTTCGATGAGATTATCAACCGTATTGACGATGCAGGATTTGTTGCTTGCGATGTTGCGCCTCGTATGGCTGCAACAGCAAAAACTACGATTGATTACATGAAGCATCGTTTAGCAAATATATGGGTAAAGGAGGTGGAGACATAAGTTGCAGCAAAGGCCGAAATCAACTTGCGAAATTTCGCAAGTTGATCTGCCGGTTATGCCGGTACTGATGAGGCCGTGGAAACAGTGAATAGTTGTTAATAAATGGGAGGATGCATGGACATTGCCGGAGGGAAAAGAATGAGCGATAAATCTACCGTAGGGGCAGGTTCCAAACCTGCCCGTATGATTTGTCAAAAATGCGGAAGCAAGGAAGTATGCCCGGATCACGACCGGCAAAACAGCGTTGAAGCCTACGCATGCCGTCTGTGCGGATGGAGATATTATCCTGCCTATCCGGCAAGGATGGCAAGTGAAGAAGAGCTGGAACATCATATGAAGCCCTCGCGCGTATGCGGTTGGTGCGGGAAGCCCCTGACCGGGCACGGCGGCAAGAAATACCACACACAATGCGCGGTGGAAAAACATCTGTCCGATGATCGGGAGAGAAAAAGGCAGAGAATAAAGGGTAAAGGGCGGGAGGCAGCATATGAATAATGGAATACCATGCTGGAACTGCGACGGAGAAATGAAGTGTTACGGGCATGATACGTTCTACTGGTATTACAAGTGCCCTGTCTGCGGGAAACAAAGAGCAATATTGAAAGAGCATGAATTCATATTTCCGGCCTGCATCAAAGAGATAATGCGTGAATGGGATAACGCGAAAAAGCGTTGAGAGGACAGTTAATGCCTGAGCAGATGCCCCTTAATTTTGATGTGCCACAGATGACGCAAGAAGAAAAGGCTGTCTGGCGTTGCATCAAAGATCACCGGGGCAAAGGCTCGGAGATACTCGGCGCTCAGATCGCAGCGCGGACAGGGATAGATTATACAACCGTCCGTGCCATTATCGCACACCTGATAAACCACAAGGGGCGCAACATCGCAAGCAACAGCAAGGGTTATTATGTGCCGGTTACGCCTGACGAGATCAGGGAGGCGACAAGATCGTTGAGGCATCGGGGGATCATGATTTTATGGAGGGCATCAAGGTTAACAGGAAATTCCCTGGAGGATGTGTTTAATCAGGGAAGAATAGAATTTCAACAGAAGGTTGAGAATGCCGGATAATAACGAAGCGATAATGAGCAGGCTGAACGGTGATTTCAGGCGGGTCGCCGAGATCGTGGGGGTAGAAAATGCGTTGAGAATTGCCTCTGAGTTCGGCGGGTTGTGGGTCTCCATACCCAAACTGGACAGCCTGCACCGGGAAATACGCGACAGGTCAATCCGCGAAGCATATGACAATGCACAAAAGACACAGAAAACACACACAGTTCGCAACCTTGCGAGAACACACAATCTCACCTCCAGGCAGATTTACAACATCCTTGGAGTGCAGCCCGAAGACGATTCAGAGATCACGCTGCCGCTATTCTTTATTGAAACCAAGTCAGTGAAATAATACCAACCGAAATACTCCAATCTTTATATCTCATAGCTCTCCATGAGACTATATTTCAAATGAAACTCAAAAACCCAACGCTACGTGATGTGTTTTTCCCGGCTTCTTGGGCCATCCGGAGGGGATCGGGCTGCCACCCCCGACCCCTACCGGAAAATAACAACAAATTAGATATTAAATAATACCAGCGGAACAAGGAGGTTTTATGGCTGATACCAACAAGGTTTTTAAAGCCCTCGATGACAAGAAACTTCTTGCGATCTGCCTGTATGGAGAGGCCAGAGGCGAAAAAATAGGCGGCAAGGTCGCCGTGGCGTCGGTAATAATGAATCGGGTCAAAAAAGGCGGATGGTTCGGGGATACGCTACAGAAGGTAATTCTCAAGCCAAAGCAGTTTTCCTGTTTTAACGACAATGATCCAAACAGGATAACCCTTGTCATGATTGCCCAGAACTGGGATTACTACCTGAACAAATATAAGGCTTTGCAGGACTGCTACTATGTGGCGGAAAAGATTATTGACGGAGATCTCAAAGACTCTGTTTCCGGTGCAACACATTACAAAACAATCAAATGCCACGCTGCCTGGGCGGAAAAAATGAAGCTACTTGCAGTTATAGGAAACCACGAATTCTATTTGGAGGAGTAGATGAGAAAAATATTAATAAGTAAATTCATAATGTTAATGTTCGTCGCAATTGTCTTTTCTGTCCCGTGTTACGCGTTTGCAACGGACGTGCAAACTCAGGCAGGATCAGCATTAAAACAGGTAATCAATGAAACTTTGATCCCTCTTCTCGTGTCTGTGGTGGGTGCGCTTGTCAGTCTTGTGCTTATCAAGGTCAAGCAGAAATTGAATCTGAACATATCGCAGCAGCAGGAAGCATGGATTAACAGGCAGGCGGAAAATGCCGTCCAGTTTGTAGCGGAAAAAACAGCAGCAAAATTAAAGATCGATAATATCTCTTTCACAAGCAACGAAAAGCTGGAAACAGCAATCGCGTATCTGATTACCAGAGCTCCTAAGCTTACGCGCGATCAGGCAGATCAGTATATACACGCAGCTATAGCAAGGATACCCGGAGCCGGCGCCACCAACGACAGATCACTGATACCCGGGATATAAAGGACCGTAGAGACGCAAAATCTTGCGTCTCTACAATTGAGAGGTCAGGAATGCTGAGTGCGATTTTAAACATTGTTGCGCAGATATTACCGTTTATCCTCGGGCTATTCAGCCATGAGGCAAAGACAAGGAGGGAGAATGAGGCATTCGATAAGGCGCTGGCTTATGGTGATGTCGCTGATATCAGCATGCTTTTGTCTGCCCGTTTTGACCGGGTGCGCTCCAAAAACACCGGCAGTGATTCCCGACAGCCGTGAAATAATCAACCTCAAGGACGGATCAGAAGCACGGCCAGGCTGGTACGGAATATCAGGCGGTTATCTGAGGGATATCTTCCTCGATCTGGAGAAATGCGGAGAAATGACAGGTACACAGGAAACAGGGTCAAAGTAATGGGCGAACAGTGGGCTTTCTTTGTTGCGTTGATGGGTCTGGTTGCCGCATGGCAGGTTATCAGTTTCGGGCTATTACGGTCATATCTGGGCAAATGTATGAAAGATATGGAAACAAAGGTCGGTGATATCGGAAAGGCTTATCAGAACGTGGAACGTGAAATGCTACAGTTGAAGGCTGATTTACCCCTTTCATATGTGCGAAGGGAAGATTTTATCCGGCAGGAACTTACAATTAACGCAAAGCTCGACAGACTGCACGATTTAATAGAAAAAAAATGGGGGGGGTTGATCAATGCAGGTAATCGACCGTGAGCAGATAGAGCAGGCAAAACGGGAAGAGCTGCGGTGGCTTATACTGCAGACACTATATATGGCGCAGGAAATAGGCGCGTCAGAAATAATCGTCAAAAATGCCGTGGAAGCGGTGATCCTTGATGTGACCACACTTGATGTAAGAAGGGCATTTGATTATCTCTCAGAGCGCAAGCTGATATCAATGATCCGGAAAGAAGGGCCGGTCTGGTCAGCTAAGATCAACCGTTACGGTATTGATGTAGTTGAATATACCCTGCCCTGCGAACCTGGAATCAAACGGCCTGAGAGGTGGTGATGCCGCAGAGATCTAAGGTTAAATCCCTGCCTGATCCAGTCAAGGCGGATCTGGATAAAAAACTCATATCGGGTGGATTCTCAGATTATGCAGCTCTCTCAGACTGGCTCAAGGGCCAGGGCTATGAGATATCAAGATCCTCCATCCACAGATACGGATCAGATTTTGAGCAGCGTCTCGGCGCTATAAGGGTTGCAACAGAACAGGCACGGGCGATAGTCGACGCAGCTGGAGACGAAAAAGGCGATATGAATGAAGCATTGATAAGGCTTGTACAGCAGGAAGCTTTCAACGTGCTGGTAAAACTCAACGATGAAGATAAGAACGCGCTGCTGCCGAAGATCGGGGTCATGGTCGCAAAGTTGAGCAAAGCATCTGTAGATCAGAAAAAATGGATGACGGAACTAAAGGAAAAAACAGTAAAAGCTGTTGAAAACGTGGAGAAAAGGCTTGCCGGAAAGATTGATCAGGAAACACTTCAGAAGGTCAGGGAGGAGGTATACGGCATTGGCTCATGAACCGGCTGTCACCCTCTACCAATATCAGAAAAACTGGATTGCCGATCAGTCCAAGTTCAAGGCAGGCATGATGTCCCGACAATGCGGGAAGACCTTCACAGCAACTTTTGAAATAGTAGATGACTGTCTGGGAAAGGAAGTGCAGGGGCGCAAGTCACGCTGGGTGATACTTTCAAGAGGAGAAAGACAGGCAAGAGAAGCAATGGAGGAAGGTATAAAAAGACATCTTGCAGGATTCAAGGCAGGATTCCAATCCCTTGAATATGACTGGGACCCAACAATAAAAGCCCATGAAGTGGTATTGCCGGGGGGCTCACGCATCACAGCGCTTCCGTCAAATCCTGATACTGCAAGGGGTTTTTCAGCAAACGTGCTTCTCGATGAGTTTGCCTTTCACCTGGACTCACGGAAGATATGGCAGGCTGTTTTCCCTATTGTTTCAAGACCAGGACTGAAGCTGAGAGTAATTTCAACTCCAAATGGAAAAAGCAATAAATTCTACGAGCTGATGACAGACCAGAGCGCATGGTCAAAACATACCACTGATATATACCAGGCTGTGGCTGACGGCTTGCCCCGCAATATAGAGGAATTAAAGGCAGGGATCAGCGATCCGGACGCATGGGAACAGGAATACGAATGTAAGTTCATCGACGAGGCAACAGCTTATATTACCTACGAGATGATAACCTCCTGCGAGGATGAAAGGGCTACAATCGAAATCCCTGGGATTCAATCACTGGGATCTGATCTGTACATTGGCGTCGATATTGGACGCAAACGAGATTTAACCGTGATCTGGCTCTGGGAAAAAGTCGGGGATGTTCTATGGACAAGGATGGTCAAAAGGCTTTTCCGTGAACCATTCCGGATTCAAAGGGAAATACTCTTTACATACCTGCCATTTGTCCGGCGGTGCTGCATAGACGCTACAGGTCTTGGGATGCAGCTTGCCGAGGAAGCTGTGGAAAAATTCGGAAGCAGAGCAGAGGCGGTCATGTTTACAGCTCCTGTCAAGGAAGACCTTGCCGTAACAATACGCAGGGCGTTTGAGGACAGGACGTTAAGGATACCGATAGACCGGGACATCAGGGATGATCTTCACTCAATAAAAAAGATCACTACTTCGGCAGGGAATACACGCTTTGACGCGGAGCGAACCGACGCGGGTCACGCTGATCATTTCTGGGCGGCGGCGCTTGGGACACACGCGGCCATAAATCCGGCAGGGCCCGTAGATTATCAATCCGTATCACGGCGGCCCATATTCAATATGTCTGATGATAGAGATTATGACAGGTCGGATTCACACAGATCAGGACTGTCAGGGATGAGAGGTGCATGGTAATGCTGGTTGACCAGTACGGCAAAGAGATAAAATCTAATAAGCCTATTGTTGACGAAATAGCTGTTCAGACTGTCAGGGATAGATACAGCAGTTATCCTTCTGCCGGTCTTACCCCGCAAAGGTTGGCTTCAATTTTTAAAGAGGCTGACCAGGGCGACGTGATGCGCCAGTCGGAGCTTTTCGAGGAGATGGAGGAGAAAGACCTGCATCTGGCGGGCATCCTTCAGACAAGGAAGCTTGCGGTAACCGGCCTTGACTGGGAAATTCTCCCCGCGTCCAATACACCGGAAGACAAGGAGATAGCTGAAGCTGCCCGTGAGATAATCGAATACATCGAGAACTGGGAAGATGCGCTCCTCGATATGCTTGACGCTGTCGGCAAGGGTTTTTCTGTCGGCGAAATCATGTGGAGCATATCGGAAGGCCAGGTCTGGATTGATGATATTAAATGGATTCACCAGAGACGTATGACCTTCAACTCGCCCGAGGCGCTTCTTGAATATCCCCGGCTTATCACTGACACCGCCCCAGTATGGGGCGAGGAGCTAATCCCGAACAAATTTGTCGTACACAAATACAAGTCCCGTTCAGGGGCAACTGCACGGGGAGGCCTTCACCGCCCCTGCTCGTATATGTACCTTTTTAAAAATTACGATATCAAAGACTGGCTTATTTTCAATGAATTGTTTTCCGTGCCTATGCGCATCGGAAAGTATAAATCCGGAGCAACCCCCGATGAAATAAGTAAACTCAAACAGGCGGTTTTCAATCTCGGCGTGGATGCGGCGGCAGTGATCTCAGATTCAACAATAGTAGAGCTGTTAGAATCAAAGCTCACCGGCAACAACACCTCTTTTGAAAAATTTGCAGGCTTCTGTGACAAAGGTATGAGCAAAGCCGTGCTCGGGCATACCGGATCAGCGGAAGGAACACCCGGCAAACTCGGCAATGAGGATCAGGCAAAATATGTCCGGCAGGACCTGCTTGAAGCCGACGCAAAAGCAATCATGAAAACAATAAAATTCCAGATACTTAAACCCTGGGTGATATTCAATTACGGGCCTGACAAAGGCGTGCCTGTATTCAAGCTCCATTTTGAGGGCAGCGAAGACCTGGAAAAAACAGCAAGGGTTTACGGCATACTCAGAAAGGATGTGGGGTATACAAGGATCGGGATAAAGCACATACAGGAGCGTTTCGGCATACCGGAGCCTGAGAAAGGCGAAGAGACTGTAGGAGCAGAGACACAGGATTTTGCGTCTTTACGGACAGCCAAAGAGCAGGAAGTAAAACAGATGTCGAACAAGGCAGGAGAGACGCAAGATTTTATGTCTCTACAAACCGGAGAGATTAAAAAAGCTATTGAAGATCAACAGAAAATCGATGCCAGGGTTAACGGGTATATCGCCGCATCGATTACACAGTTTGACTACATGGTTAACTCGGTCATCGTCTGGTTCGAAACCATGCCTGATCTTGAAACGGCATCAGAAAAGATTGCAGGCTTATATAAAACAATAAACACAGATCCCCTGGCACGATTGATTCAAAGCTCTCTTGAGGAGGCCGACAAGATCGGACAGGAAAGTGTAATAACAATCCAGGCGGTTACAAACAAAGATAATTTTGATTTCCCCGGTCAGCCATTCCGGGAAGCTGTGGATTTCTTCAAGGCCCAGAGCATGACTATCGCAAACGTAACAAAAGCAGACATGCTGGGAGAGGTTAAGGACGCGCTTCTGAGATCGATTGAAACGGGTTCCACTATTGCAGATTTCAGAAAAGAGGTCAAGGGTATTTTTGACAATGCAGGCTATAGCGCCATAGCTCCTCATCATATAGACACGATCTACCGGACAAATATGCAGTCAGCATATCAGGCAGGAAGATACAAACAGATGACCGACCCTGCCGTGATAGCCGCACGTCCTTACTGGAGATACGTGTCCGTTATGGACGGCAGGACAAGGCCGGCTCACGCGGCCATGAACAATAAAATTTATCGTTATGACGACCCTTTGTGGCAGTCGTGGTATCCGCCGAACGGTTTTAACTGCCGTTGTACGGTTGTGACAGTGTCTGCATCGGAGATGGAGAGGGATGGATTGATCGTTGAATCAGAAGCTCCAAAAACACTGCCCGATGAGGGCTTTGGAGATCGGACAGGAAGGCTGGCCGATCTACTGGAAAGCACGGATAAACAAAATGTTGCCTGGAAAGAACGCAAAGGACAGCCCGGCCCGAAAGAATTAGGCAGGCCGCTGGAAAAGGGAATTGTAGATATATTTTGGAAACCCTCGCCTGGAAAGATTGCCTCCCTGGAAGAAAGAATTGGCCGTGAAAATATAACGAGAACTGCGGCCCTTGATGCTATTGAGGTTGAATATCGTCAGATTATGGGCATATCACCTGATGAGATGTACGGTGTACTCAGGGATCCTCTTGACGAAGTTGTCAAGGTGGATTTGACAAGCCTGGCACATGCCATGATTAACAGAGAAAACGCCCGTGAGCGGTATATCCGTTATTTCCGGGACACAATAGAAAAACCTTATGAAGTCATTTTTACGGAGTATGAAGCAGGCGTAACAGGTAAGACAAAATACCGCAAAAAGTATATTGGACTTTACAAGGAAGAGAAACAGGAAGCGGTTGTAATAGTCGCGGAAATAATGAAAGACGGGTCAATTATGTGGAATGTGATAAATGCCAAAAAAGGAACAATTGACCGGTTAAGAAATGGCGTGGAGGTTTTATGGATGCAGTAGGGTTAAACAGATTCACGGGCTCTGCCCTACTCGCTTGCTATGTGCTCAACGTCCCCGTAAGACTGACACAGGCAATTAGAGATTATATAGCGCCTGTCCGGAGGTTTGTCAATGTCCTTTAAAATTATGGTGAAGATTGAAGACAACGAGGTCAAAACACTGCTTGCCGGTATGCTGAGCCGGGCAGAAAATGCACAGCCTGTAATGCACATATTTGGTGAAATAGTCAAGGCTTCTATTATGCGAAACTTTGAAAAAGGTGGCAGACCTACACAATGGAAGCCGTCACTGAGGGCGCTTAAAACAGGTGGCAAAACGCTTGTTAACAAGGGTGTAAGCGGGGGCTTGATGGGCTCCATTCACTACAGAGCTTATACATCAAAAGTAGAAATAAGCGCAAACAAGGTTTACGCGGCAGTACATCAATTTGGCATAGGGGCACGATCAATCATAGGTACAAGAAGGCGTATGCCTGCTATTCCTGCACGTCCATACCTGCTTGTTCAGGATGAGGACTGGATGGAAATGAAAGAGGCAACAAGCAGATATCTAACTGAGGGTTCAAAATGAAGCAATCGCTACATTTGCGTTTTAACGCACATTTGAGGCAAGGGATACACAAACATACAGCCCATGCCGGAAATTTTGATTGTCGTGAATTCGCAACAATGTTTCAACGGTAATGAGGAGGGTCAAGCAGGTGAATAATTACGTAATTTTTATAGGCAAGGATCTCCAGGGGGTTATCCCTGAGGAAATTCAGGTTATTCCCTTCGGAACCAGCAAAACTCCGAAAGGAACATTTATCCTGGACAATGAGAGCGCCACGGCAGTTATCCGTGATTTCGAGGCGCACAAAAACGATATGGTTGTTGACTACGAACACCAGACGCTTGCCGATCCTCCGGTGGAGGCTCCGGCAGCAGGGTGGATAAAGAAACTCATAAACAAGGGCAATGACGGTGTATGGGCTGCAATGGAGTGGACTGAGAAGGCAAAGCAATATATCGCCAACAAAGAATACCGCTATGTTTCACCGGTATTCTTTAAACGGAAAACAGATAACAGGGTTATGCAGCTTATTAATGTGGCGCTTACGAATCAACCGAACATAGACGGCATGGTGCCGCTGATAAACAAATCTCAAATCTCAAATCTCAAA